GTCTTTAACTTCTTTTCCTGTTAATATATATGTATATCCTTCGTTTATAACCTTCTTTGTTTTCTTACCTATTGGGAAACCAAGAATAGATTTTCTTACTTCTATTTCAGTTCCTTCTTTTTTTGTAGCTCTATCTCTAAATTGCTCAGGGATTTCATCTAAACTTTGAACTGTTAATACAACTTGTTCATCGTCATTAAGTGATGATATTTCTTCCGGAACTCCGGTTTCTGACTGAACAGGAATCTCTGTTGTGCTTTGCTCTTGAACGGCATCTGTTTCGCTTAATTTAGTTAATAAATCATTTATTTCTGCAATTCTATTTTTTTGCTTTACAACTAAAGCAGGGTCTTTACCATTGACATAGTTCTCTAAATCTCTTTTCTCTTTCAAGAGATTCATAGCTTCTTTTTGTTGTTGAGTAGTTAATCCTTCAGGTAATTGTCTAAACAAACCTGCAGCATTTCTATAATCGTTTAATTCGTCTTTAGCTTGTTTTTCAGTTATAATACCTCTTGTGATTCTCTCCTTTAGGTTAGCAATGTACGCGCTTTGAAGCTTCTCGTCATTAGCCATATTGGCAAATGTTTCGAAAGTTTCATCGTTCAACTTTAAGAATCCTTTTTGAGAATACGCGGCACTTACAGCAGAAGGTGTGCCTAAGATAAAACCTCCTACCGCTTCTTGAGCTCCTGATACAACCATGTTTGGAACATATCCTTTCCTTTTATCTCATTGTAAATGTCTTTAGCAAGAATCTCTGAACCTTGTTGTAAAGCACCTGTTTCGAACTCAGCCATACCTCCGGCACCCATAACTAATAACCCTTTGGCTAATCTGCTCTCAACTTCATTCTCTACTAATTCTCTAAATGTTTTAGCAGTTGTGGTTCTTCCTGATTTTCCAATTACAGACATTGCTATACTATTAACAATACCTTTGCTTTGCATAACATTTCTAAAACCATAAGCTTCCAAAACAGAGCTTACAATTCCTATTGGAGCAGCAATAGCAAGTTTTTCATTTTCAGAGATATTTGCAAAATCAGGGTCATCTTCCATTTCCTTGTAAATGTTGTCAGTAACCTGAGCGTACATTTGAGCAGTTCTTTGAGCCCAACCTACAGGTCCTGCTCCTCCAACCATAGCAGGTAAAGATTCAGACAACCCTAATATTGCGCCTCCCCAAAAATCTTCTTTTTTTAAATCCTCAAATTGCTGTGTTGTTCCCGGATCTCCAAATACTTCTTTAGCTCCGATTCTAATATATGGAAGTGTTTTTGACTTTAAATCTTTTTTGATATAATCATCAATTCCATCTTCCCAAGCATCTATTTGGTCTTCTGTTAGTGTTTTTTTCCATTGGTCTATGGTTTGATTTTCAGAAGGACCTTTTATTCCCAATTTTTTAGCTACATCGATTGATGCATTTTTAAAGTCTTTTTCGCTTAATCCATAACCTGTAGGAGCAATTTCTGTAGCTATATCTATTGCAAGACTACTAAATCCTGATGACATTTTACCAATACCACCAAGGAATGAATCCCAAATAGCGCCACCCCAAGTACCTTGTTTAGCTTTAGCTATACCATACTTACCTACCGCTGCATCTAATTTTCTACCTTTTAGTTTTATTTTCTCTTCTTCATCAATAAGAGATTTCATTTCACTAAGCAGGTCTTGTCTTTTTTTCTCAAGAAGTTCTAATGATTTTTCATCTTTTGGCATTTCATCTAACTCTTTCTCAAATTGAGCTTTTTTCATAAGAAACTCTTTTTGCTTCTTATTTAGGTTTGTTACTTCGTCTGATATAACTTTAACCTCATCATCAACTTGTTTCTCTGAGTTAAATTTTTTGTCTTGAGCTCTCATAGTATTCTCAAGAACAAATAAAGCTTTTGCAGGAGTATTTTCTTTTATGAAGCTTTGTAGTTTTATCGCCTCACTTTTATTTTTAGAATCAAATAAATTATCTACAGATAACTCAATTTTTTTACCATTAGGAGCTGTAGCAATAACATAATCTCCTGTCATTCCTGTCTCTTCAAATTTGAATCCTAAGTCTCCAAATTGATATTGAAGTTCAGGTACAACAAATTCTTCCTCACTTGTAAATAACTCTGTATTTACAGCAGAAAGTCTGTCTTTTAAGTATTTGCTATCCTCTACTTTTGGTTTAATGTTTAGCTGCTTATCAAAAACATCTTCGTATTTTTTCTTTTCAACTTCAAGTTGTTTATTTTCAGCAACTATATTATCAAATACAGCTTTTGTTTCCTTTGCTTTTTTTACATTTAGCAAAGGCTTTCCTGACATATCCTTAGGAATAGATTTTTCCTGAGACATAGCCTGTTCAAAACTTTGCTGAGTAAGAACAGGCATATCTGTTCTTTGTTTAGGAGATTTTGGCAATTCCGATGAACCAACTTCCGAAGACGAATCCAAAGCGAATTTTTTTTTTACTTGAGTTCCTTGATTAAATTCAGGGAATTTTGAAAATAATTCGTCTTCAGTAGCGTATTTTCCACTATTAGATGTAGCAACAAAATCTCGAAGAACTTCAATATCGTATCCTTTTAATTCAGGAAACTTTGACATTAATTCTTCTTCTGTTGCATATTTACCACTATTTGAAGTGGCTACAAAATCTCTAAGTGCTTGTCTTAAATCCGGCATAATAAATTATTTTATCTTGTATTTCCTCCTTTTATTGTTCCTCCTGTTTGACCTCTGTATTCTGTATCTCCTGCCAATGCTGCTTTTTCTTTAGCGGTTAACTTATCAATAAATCTTTTTAATTTATCTTTTTCAGCATTAGCTCCTTTAGATGTATAGTTGTTTGTTTCTAACCTAATACTTCTTTTTGGAATAACTTTTTTACCTTCTTTGTATGAAGGAATTGTAATGTCAACAAAATTTTGAAGTCCATTTCCATCATTTCTAAGTATTTTTATATTAGGAACTTCTCCAAGTATTTCTTCTAATTTAGGTAAAGCTTGATCATTTTTAAGTTTAAAAGCATCTGTTTTATCAACGTTTGATTTTTTAGATGCAATACGAGCATCTACATCAACAGTTTCCCCTGTACCTGACCAAGTTGTATTAAATCCTTTTCCAAGGTTTTTAAGAGCAAAATTAATAACCATATCTTCAGGTAAATTTTTACCACTTTGTTTCAATAAAGGACCTGCCATACCTCTTATAGCGCTCTTTAAATCTCCTGCCGATTCAAATTTAACTAACTCATCTTTTTCATTTCTAATGTAATTACCCCTTGGTTTCCCCGGTGGATTACTTACAAGGTTTATTCCTAAACCTCTAAAATAAGCGGCTGCTTTTCCTTTTTGGGCATCAGTTCCTGAAACATAATTTGCCATATTTAAAGCAAAGTTTTGAGCATCTTTTTCCATATTTGCTTGAAGATTTTCCTCAGGAGTTTTAGCTCTTGGCTCGTCTCTTTTAACTTGATTGATAACGTCTTCTTTTTCTTCTTTGTTATATTTAGCTCTCATTTGAGTTCTAACAAACTCGTTAACGTCTTTCTGTTGTTCTTTACTTATTACATACTTAAAGCCGCCTGTTTCAGGGTCAACAACTTTTAATATAGCTTCAGGATTTTTTTTCGCATCTTCTTCGCTTGTAGTTGTTCTATACTGTTTTTGATTTGGTGCAAATATAGCACTATCCACAAGTACTCTTGCTGCATCAAGAGGATCTCCAACAATAGTAGCTATTTGGTCATTTTCAGATTGAATAAATTTGTATTCAACCTCCATATCTCCTTCTTTTGCGTATTTTTTCTTAGTAACATCTTCTAAGCTTCTTGATAATCCTTGAGCACCTATTCTTCCAAGAAATGTTGATACCTCAGTATTTTTACCTAAAGTATCAACCCAAGCATTTACCTTGTCTTCATAATTATAAAAATCCACTTGAGATACCATTGTTTGATTAAGATAATCCATACTTCTTAATCCTCCCGGAGTTTTATCTAAAGTTCTTACTTTCTTACCATCAACTTCTTGTTCAACCATTTTACCTGCCATAACAACACCATTTGGTGCAATTTGCCAACCAATGTTTTTCCAATTACCAAACTCTTGTACTTCAGCAAAATTGTCTGCATATAATTGAGAGTATTTTTTATCTCTAACTCCCTGCATTACATCTGCATATTTCTCTTGAAATAACTTATTGGCATTAAATGCAAGATTGGTATTATCGGTCAAATTTTGTCTGAATATGGTATAATCTTTAACATCTAATTGACCTTGCTCCATAAGTTGCTTCATAATTCTCATTTGATTAGAAGCCATATTCGCATACTCTAAAATACTTTGTCTCGCGCCAACGTGTTCTCCGTTAGGAGTTTCTGCAAGGTATTGCATTGTTTCACGTTGAGCTTCATCAAGAGCATCTTTCTTTTCTTGTCTTACACGGTTAGTTTCAGCGAGCATATCGCTAATACCTTTACCGACTTCCGCCCAATTTATCTGAGAATCAGCGTCCCTTTCTGCGTATTTATAGTATGACATATATTATGTATTAAAAACCATATAAATTACCTGAAACAGCACTTGAAGCCATTGCTCTTGCTTGATTCATTCTTTTTTGCATTTCCATTAATTCTTTCTTAGAATACTGACTCATAGTAGCATTAAACGAATTAGCGTCCATACCTCCAACACCTGCTAAAGACTCGTATCCCTTTGTTCCTGATAAAGAAGCTATTTGTTTTTGAAAATCAGCTTGAGTCATATTTGGATTTAATTTTTGAGCCTCAGACTGCATTTTGCCAAGCTGATTTGCAGAAGCACTTTTTTGATACAAAGGAACCATAGCTAATCCTTGCTGAAGTGTAGATGCTACACCTTGGAAACCTTCTGCCATAGCAGCTGCTCTTGCTTCTTCAGCATCTCTTGCTGCTAATTGAGCACCTTCAACTTCTCCTAAATCTAACTGAACACCAAGGTCTCTAAGTCTGCTTTCTTCATTGATAATATCTTTTTCAATATCTGTAAGCTCTTGACCCATAGCTCCTCTAATTCCTGCTTGAGCTGCATTTTGAGCCATCTGAACTTTCCCTGCTGTGGTTTCAGCTCCTCTATCAGATTCTACTCCCGCTTGAATAGCTTGAGCTCCTGAAGAGATTATAGCCTCTCTTGCTAACTCATAAGGTTCTTTTTGTATAGATCTTTCTTTAGCGTAATTAACCTCAAGCTTTTTACGAGCTGCAGCCATTGCTTCAGCCGCTTTTGCTTCAGCCGCTCTCTGAGCTTTCTTTTGTTGTCCCGCTTGAACAAATGACATAGTGGTTGATGCAGCCGAAACTGCTAAACCACCTATTGCTACTGCTGTTGCTACTCCCATATTAAAGTAATTTTATCATTTCACTTGTGTATGATTCGCCTTTAACATAGCCAAGGTCTTCATACGTTTTGATTAAACTATTATTTTTTATTAATGCGTATGCATATTTACTGCCCGACATTTTGCTTATATTGGTAAGAGAATCTATAAGTATTTTTATAGCTTGTCTTCTTTTGTCTTTCTCTCTGTAATTCTTGTTTGATATAATCCAATCAACCCAAGCTACCCTCGAATTGGTCACATAAATAAATCCTGCACAAACAGGAGTTTCTCCATCGTAAACAATATATCCTCCTCTACCATCATCAGGTAAAAAGTCTCTTTCAGGAGCTGTCCAACCCCATTCTTTCCACCAATCTACAAGTATATCTTGGTAGTCATTGTCATTAAGTTGTCTAATAGTTAATTCCATACAGAGACAAAGATAATAAAATTAAGGGAAACTTTTCATAACTTCTGATTCAACAGCAAACAACTCAATTTTTCCTGTAGAATTATTCTCTAATGTAAAAGTGCAATAGTGGCCTAAAACTCCGTGAGACTCTGCTACTGAGTTTTTAACATAGAAAAAGAAGTTCACATCTCCCGGAATTGGAATAGAGACAGGATTAAGCATTGCATTGTTCACAACGATTTGGTTTACTCCATTTCTTAAATCTACATTTACAGCGATAACCTCTCCTGCAAATTGAGGACTCGTTCCAAAATATACATAGTCTCCAACGCTTATTATATTCCCTATTGAAATCAATGGAGATATACTAAAGTTAATTTCTGCAGCTCCTGATCCGGGATTATCAACCGTTAAACTCTCTCCAATACCATTCAAGCTTCTTAAAGCAAATTCTCCAATAGTATTATTTCTTACGAAAGCAAAGTAAGCAGATTCTTTTAACTCAAACCAATCTTCATTAATAAATCCTGAGAATTGTAAGTCAGTTATCATAGTTGCACCCCAAGCTGAATCTCCTTCTAAATTCAATGTTTTAAACAATTTATTCTCAAGAGCAGAATTATTAAAAACACTTTGAAGTCTTGTTGGTGTAAAAGCATTTAAAGGCTGTCCCAACTGAACCCACCAAGGTTGATAAAAAGTATTTCTTTCTTGGTTTACGTTGTGTCTATAAAGATTACCTCCCTTGAAAGTATAGAAATAATTGTTCATACCAATCATATAATCAGGATAGTATGAATAGAAAGAAACCCAACCGGCTACTCCTTCGCTATATGTTAATGTATATTCCATAATTATACACAGTTTGTTATTGCAATTACTACTCCGTTTTTAACCTGAAGAACTTTGTTAGGACTTGATACATTATCAGTCAAATAACATCCGTCAGGCAAAGGTAGAGCTCCATAAGCATCTTGAAAAACATAATCGTAAAGACCTACATAAGTATCTGCTACTGTATGTACTTTTGCAAAATAATATGTTTCAGTTAATGGTTCAGCACAAGGTATTGATGCAGACCCATATTCAGTAGAACTTGAAAAAGATGGTAATAAAACAGGACAGTCAATTGAAATACTCCAAGCTGTACCACCACAAGGACCTATTACTTCTATATTAAAAAGCGTAGGCGTAGCATTAGCCTTAGGTATTACCATAACACAATTTCCCGGAGCTGAACCTAAAGATACATCTCCCGGATTTATTGTTATACTTTGAGTATTTCCTGTAGCCACAAAACTTGTTCCGTTATACAAGTATTCAATAGCCGCAGGTATATTTGTGGTATTTCCTGTTAACCCACAATCATTTAAAGTAGAACCTATAACGGTAAATCCATTAGGGTCTGTACTTTCGTGAACACCATCTAAAGGAGAGCTTAATTTATTATATGTTACTCCATCATAAATAACTCTTAATCCATCAGGTACAGACTGAGGGTTAAATCTTATTACTAATGCACCAACATCTTCTCCTGCTTCTAAATTTATAAGATAAAGACCTGTGCCTCCTCCTGCTGATATAGTTCCTCCACAAGGAGTTCCACAACTACCACAAGTGACAGCAGGAAGTAATATGCCTGATACTTGCTCTCTTGACGTAACCCCATCAGAATAAAATCCATCAGGGGCTAACGTAGTAAGGTCTGAATCAGCATATATTGAAGTAGATGAACCTAAAGAAGGTCCGTTTAAATAATATGTTCCAAATGTTGCCATATATTTTTTTTATTTTTTTTTAAGTTGGAGTACAATTACAACAAGCATCATTAGCATCTATATCTGAGTAGCATAAATCAACAGGATTAGCATCTCTTAAATCCCAAATCAAATATAAGTAATTTCCGTTAGAACTTGCAGGAACTATGAAGTCTGCATAGAACAATGGACTTGAACCTGAATTTGGAGTCGCTATTGTTGATGCCGCCAATAAAGCCTGTATGTCTGCATCATTGTTGTTATAAAGAACATTTGTTCTTAAATATCTGAACTTGTCTTGAGCTATATCAAAATCATAATCATCAGGAACTATTTTATTAGTTGATAATCTCATTGTGCTCAACTCAGTAGGGAAACCTCCTGTACCTACAAACCCTGTAGATATATTGTATCTCGAAACAATTGGAATACTTGTTCCTGAACCAAATACAACTAAGTTAGAAATTAAAGGTCCAATAAAACTTCCGTCTTCATATCTGTACTGAGCGTGTATTGTTTTGCCTGCTTCAAAATCATTTGTTACAACAACTTGAACTATGTTTAATTCTTCAGACTGACAACAACCTGCTGTTAATGATAATACTACATCTTTTTGGTAATATATTGTTACAGTAGCTGTTTGAACAGAAATGTTATTCTTATCGATAAATAAACTTCCATCTAAATCTGTAAAAGATGAAGAAACTATAGTTCCATCATATTCAACAGAAACTTGGAATGCACCATCAATACTTGGAACAACAGAGTTTACAACCCAAGATATTTCAGCTAATCCAACTGTAGGACCTAAATCAAAACAGAACGATACTTCTTTTAACTTCTCTTCTCCTATTGATAAAGTAAAAGTTTGAGTAATACCACAATCCAAACATTCAGGATTAATTGGTAATAGCTCATCATTAATACTTAAAACGTATTCGTTCATATAAGGGTCAAAACCTCCAAGTTTTTGATTATTGAATGAATCATTGAAAGTATCTCTAAACCAAGTACGCATATTCTGCTCAGATATTACAACCAATTGGTCTCCGGGTCCTGAATCTCCTTTTAATTGAATTACAGCTCCACGTTTTGCATCTGTAAAGAATCTGTCATAACCCCATTGAACATAACTCTCAGGATTAAAGCTAATACCATACTTCTCAACACGAGCTATTTGTGTTCCTAATACCTCAGGAGTAGCTGTAACTATGTTTCCGGCACTTGCATCAGATAATAAGTTTTTACCCGCTAAAACGTAAGATATTTTATCTTCCTGTAAAGTAAGAACATCTGTCTCTCTTCCATCTAATATGAATATCTCTCCAAAAGAAGCTTCACAGTTTTTATAGTTAGATAATCCTTTATTGAACTCATTTAACCTATTTACATTGGTCTCTAAGTTGAAATTACCACTATAAGTAATATCAGAGAATCTATCAACCTCTTCGTAATCTTGCTCTGCAACGGTAGTAACTCTTTCTCCTAAATTAAAAGGTCTTCCAATAATCGAATCTCTAATTTTGTAGCTTTCAGCTCCATTTCCAAAAGAGAAACAGTTGAAAAATTGCGTATCTATAATAGCCGGAACGCCTCCTGCAATATCTTGGTCTTGAACATTTCCTAAATGATTACCGTCTTCATCAATTGCAAAAGATAAGTTATTTTCAAAGAAAATATCAGGTAAAGCATCTTGAGGCTCTGTTTCGAATATAACTAAATCAGCAGCTCTAAATACTTCAATATCAGCAATAACACAATACTTTCTTGAGTTAGGATAACCAACACCTGTACAGCTTTTTCCTGAAGACATCTGAAGTATTGCTTGATTTGTAACAGGGTCTCTATAAAACTGCAAATACATTGTATTAAAATTAGTCTGAGTAAGTATTCCTAAAGAAGGTATAAACTCTAATTCAGTACTTCCATCTTTTGATGTCCCTGTATTTAATATTTGAGCAACATTATCTCCAAACCACCAATCAATAAAATTATCATAATCAGTAGATGCTGTAAGTCTTCTTTCAAGAAGATACCCTCTTCTTTCACAAGAACCTCCAACACCTGCTCTACCCCAATTTAAACTTAGATTTATAATACTTCCTGCAGGAATATCATAATCTATATACATTCCCGGATTTGCAGGATCTTCAACATTTACAGTATAACTAAGTATTCTATAATTACCTCCTCTTGGAGCACATCTTGATTTTTTACCTAAAGCTATAATAGCATCAGGGTCAAGAACTGCAGAGAAACTATTTGGATTAATTTTTACATACAATCCTGATGGAACAACAACATCTTCAAATCCAACAGGTTCTATAAATCCTGCCTCTTTGGAAGCTTTATCTAAAACAGTCGCATAAGCACAATTTTGCTTTGGACCATCTGTATCTGCTTTAACGATAAGTCTATCTCCAATCTCTACTTTTTTGGTATTTTCTCCTTCTAAGTAAAACCAAACGGCATTTGTTTCAGGGTCTGTAAAGAATAAATTACAATAAATAGTCTCGTAATTCTCTTCATCAGGCTTTATAACAAATTTATACCTCTTAGCCCAATACGGAGCTCTTTGAGTTATAGGTATTATTGCTTGTATAGAGTTTTTGTTTGCTGAATATCCACAAGGGATATGAACGGTGTTATTAGGACTAACCAAAGCTGTTGATGCTCTATTAAATTCGTCCATATAAACTATTCCTACTTCATAACCTCTATTACTATGTAAACTTCTTGGGTTCCCTATTTCTTGAAAAGTAGCGTCCGCAAAACTTATTGTATAGTACTCATAAACATAACCTGTAGGTGTTACAGGGTCATCAACATATTTCATCGCACACAACTGAAGACCTATCTGAGAACTCGCAGGACTTGTTATAATTGCAATAGGTTGATTAACTGCTGATATACCACTTTCAAATTTCTGTAATGCATCTAAGTTATTTGGCAATATACAGTTTACAGCATCTGTAAATGTTATACCATCACAAGATGTTTCAGCTCCCGGAGTTGCATCGTAAACAGGTAATATGTTAGAAGCTACTCCTACCGCTTCCTGAAACTCTGTACTTGATGCTAAATCATAAACAGAAGTATAATCTCTATTTAAAAAGAAATCAAAAGTTACCTCTGTATTATCTGTAGTCTCAACAGGGTCAGGAAGTGTTCCTGAAAATGATTGATGAGAAAAAGTTATGGTCAAACTAAGAAAAGAGCCCGCTATAAGATTAGCATCTGCTAAATCAATATATACAACTGAGTTAGGTATAGACAATGAACCGTCAATACTATAGTTTCCTGAATCAGTAGTATCAGGAATATCTGTAAGACCTATTGTTTCAGTTATAAGACTTGTAGAATATTCTAACTTTAAGTCTTGACCATTTTTATCAACTAAATCATATCCCTCTACATAGTTTCCGTACATAAGCCTATTACCCATAATAGTTTGAGCTTTAGCAAATAATGGAACATTATCGTAAAGTCTAAGTATCTCAGCATCACTAAGCACTGTAAATATCTTACTATTGGTAAATGTATATTGATATACTTGGTCGTCAGCAAGACCTAAGTTTGCTTTGTTTAACTTCTCAATTACTTTTATTGTATTGTTAGCAGATTGCTTAAACAATAAATCTATACCAATAACTAAAGGCCCTCCTGAATTATAGTTTATAATAGCAGTATTAGCAAAATTAGTCATACCTTCATTTAGCATACTATTAATGCTAAAACTAAAAGGATTAGGAATAAAAGCAACATCAGACCATTGAGAGGTAGCAGAATACTCTCCATTCTCATACTCATATCTGTAAGCAAAAGAAATGAATCTATCTTCTAAATAATTCTCTTGTCCACTCGTAGTAATCATCTGAATAGTAGGAGATTCTACAGGTGGCTTCTTAATGACAAGAATTGATTCTGCTAAAAATTGGTCAACATCTCCAACAGGATTTGCATAGCTTTTTTTAACATCAATTTCTCTTGGTGCATTGTAATCATCTGTAAAGAATAATAAATCTTCAATAAGATTAACACCTGTAATCAAGTAAGTAGAATTAAAATTTAGAGTGGTATTTACACCTCCTCCGTCATCTATACTGATTATATGATAATTTAATATTCCTGTTAAAACATTAAAAGAAACTATTAAATCAAGTTTACCTGTTGCTCCTATTGGAAAGTCAGGGTCGTGAACAAACCAATATATTGTTTCTCTTGCACTATCTTCTAACGCTCCAATACATCTTGCGTTAACGCTTAAAGGAGTTCCATCTAAATAAGCTAATGAAGTTAAAGGCAAGTTACCTTTTGTATTAGAGATAACACCAATCTCAGAATTTTCAGTAGAGCCCATTCTGACGTTCATAGCGTCAACATATTCTCCATCAGGAAGTAGTCGTTCATCAACAACCTTATTCATTCTTCCTGCTATAAAATTTCTCGTTAAGTTTGCCATATTACTTAATTATCTTATCCATTCCTCTCATATTCATCAACAAACGTCCCGGGTGGATATTGCTGATTCTAATTTTTGCATTTCTAAATAATGCCGTTTTTTCCTTTCTTGCACGACCTACAATATATTCCTGAACTCCAAGTTTTGAGTTTAAAATCTCGTAAGTAATGTAAGCATACACATACTTCTCGAATAACTTGTTTACAGATATAATCGAGTCATCTCCTCCTTCCATACCATCTGAAATATATTCAAGGATACAAGACTCTCCCGACATACTTGAGTCAAAATTAATTACACCTTTCTTTTTGTCAATATTGAAAGTCGGATTAAAGTTTGCGGTCTCGGTATTTAGTCCAAAGTGTTTTTGTATTCCATAATCAAAATACCATCTTCCATCTACACACCAACCTTCCATACCATCAAACTTATTCCCTTTGTTCAAATATATACTTTTTTTGGTTTTTGTCAACCTATCGTAATCAATATTTGAATACTGTGGCTCAAGTATATTACCATCTTGGTCAAATAATATATTGCCTTGATTATCTTGTAAATAAGCATTTGATGACAATGTCTGTATGTTCTCTGTTAAAGGTCTTAACCAACCGTCTTTATACATAGAAATTCGAACCCAATTTACATAATCAGAAGGAAGAACAAATCTTAAATTCTCAGCAACGCTTAGCTCTAAAACTTTTATTTCTTTAAAAGCATCATAATTAAGTTCTTGAATAGCTCTTTTTGCGTGAAACAAAATTTTGTAACGCTCTTCATTATTTATCAAAGAGTGGTTTCCTGAATACATAAGTAAATAATTATTTACTATATCTTCAAGGCTTATATATTGATAAGAACCCCAATTCTCATCTTGCGGCTGATTTCCGCTGTTATCATAATATTGATATTGAGATAAATATGCCATATCTTAATCTTTTATTGTTGATTACTAAATGTAGGTTGCTCGTGTTGTTCTTGACCTAATGCATAAGCAGCCACCTCTGTCTCTCTGATAGAAATACCGCAATACTGAAGTATCTTCATAGCTAATTTATATCCATCTTCTTCAGGAAGCTCAAAATCCTGATAATCAGGTTGTGATTGGTTGAACACAGGTTCTCCACTTGCTAATGTACTATAAGTCCATTTAGGTATTTTTGGGTGTCTAAAATAAACACACTCTACTTGTCCAAATAAATTAATAGTACTTGGATATACTTTCAAAATATCTCCTTCTAATGTGTAAGAAGGAAATGAATTACTTGGCCTTGTAAGCAAAGAATTATTTAGCATTGTTATTTTTCCAACACTAACTTTTTCTGCATCTTTAACTGATTGAGAAATTATTGTATAATTCTCAGGAAAGTTTGTAAAAATATCATCGTCCAAAATAATAACTGAGTCCGAAAAAACAGAAACTACTTTTGCTGTTTGATTTGTATTTTTATTTACCACTATATCCCCATTAGTTATTCCTAATGTCGTAAACTGAGCAGTAGCAGAAATAAGTTCATTTGCATTATCGGAAGTAGTTGCTCCTGAAGTAATTACATCTGTATGACAAAGTACTTTCAAAATATAATAAGCAGTAGTTCCTGTTGTTATAATTGAAGGTGCATAAAAATAATTACTTGTAGGAAGAGAAGGATTGTTTGATACATTTGATAAGAAATCTGTAACTAAAAAAGTTTCTAATACTTCCGCAATAGGTCCTTCTATTTCAGCATAATCACTACCTGCAGCTCTTGCATTCTCCATATTAATAGCTTTGTTATAGCTACTAAAATACTCTTCATATATCTCCATTTGTGCATTTTCTGCATACAAATTAAAATCAGAAGGAGATATGTATCCGTAATTATTCTTATTTAGAACGGATAGCACTGTATTTCTAACTTGGTTTATCATTTTGAAAATAGTTTTTACAAATATACATAAAAAAAAAGCACAGAAATTAATCTGTGCTAATTTACAACCGGGGACACCCCAATCCATAAATATTAAGACAACATAGCCTCTAACATTTTTAAAGAATCTAATCCTTCATCGCTTTGCAAGAAATGTCCTGAAAACTCATAAGGGTCTTCTCCAAATGGTACAGAAACCATTTTCTTTTTGTTAGTAGCAGTGTTGAACCATACTTCTTTATTGTTGTTTCTTAACATCAATAATTTGTTCTCAAAGAACAATCTTACTTTAGCTTGAAACTGTAACTCAGGGTCATTCAATATGTTTAAAAACTCTCTTGGGTCTGTTTTAGCAAAAACCAAGATGTCACGTTTTAAAATTTCGGTAGAAATAACAGAAGGGTCTTTTCCAAACATAACTCTTGTAAGAGTTTCAATTTGCTCGATAGAAAGCTCTCTCGCTGCAATCAATGCATCAATTTCAACATTCATATCTTCAACTTCTGCTCCTGCTTCTTTTACTTCATCAACTTCTACAAATACTGTTCCGTTCAAAGGGTGGTAATGTAAAAACTCTTGTAATACAGGATTTGTTTTTGGAACATTTAAAAATCCATCTTCAAAGATGATTGGCTCCATAATCGCATTACCATCTTGCTCGTCCTCAAAAGGAGACTTTTGGTTAACTGCATATCTTAAAGGTCTGTTTTGGTTTTTTGCTTCATCAAACCACATTAAAGGAAATCTTGGGTGGTTTCTCGAAGCTAAGCTGTACGAAAGTGGTGTACCTGCTAAAAGTTTGTAGGTTTTATCTACTTGTTTTGTCTTTGCCATTTTGTTTAATATTAAATTTAATTTGATTTACTAACTAAAAAATATAGAGAGTGTCTTTGAAGACACTCCCTATTTTTTGTTCTTCTATTATCCGAAACGGAATAATACGAAGTTATTTGCTCCAAGAGTACAAACACATCTTTCTGATAAGAAGTTTACCTCCATTGCATCTAAATCAGATGTTTGAGCACCTCCGGCAGAACCTGTAATCCAAGTTTTGTAACGTCTGTCCTCAGTTTCAGAAGCACGGTATCTTACGTGTAAGAATGGTCTCTTAGCGTTTTTACCCATAATTTGGTCATACACAGAAGTAGAACCTGCAGGAACTAATAAACCTGTGATTGTACCTGTTGCAGTTGCAGCAGCAGCACTTAAACCTCCACGCATTGTTGGGTCGTTTAAGTATTTCCAATCAGATTTATAGAAGTCATAACCTCTACGGAATCCTGTGAAACCTAAGTTTAACGCCATATCGATGTCATTATCGAATAAACCGAATGAAGCAGATTGAGCAACACCACCTGAAGTGTATCCGTTCAATGTAGCTAACATATTGTCGATGTCGAAAGACAATCCACGGTTAACGAATAATGCGTTTTCTTCGATAGCTCCTTGTTTGTCTAAACGAGAAACAATTGAGTCCCAATCTTGTAATGTAGTTGGTGTACCACCACCCCATACATTTCCTCTGTTGTTGATAACGTAGAAGATACCTTCAGACCCCATCATACCTGCTACTTTAGCACCTGAAGTTGCTTCTGCAGGAACAGCTTCAATCATAGAAGTCTCTAAGTAATCTTCAAAACGTAAACGAGTTTCGTGCTCAGATTTTAAGTACCATAAGTACCCTGTAGCACCATTCTCAGTTGTAACTTCAACCCACCCGATTTGAGCCATATCAGACCCATTCACTGAGTATTTATCTTTGATGATAATAGGGTTGTTAGAGAAGATGTCATCTTCAGACTCTAAAGAACCAACCATTCCGTTAGTTCCTTTTTTGAACTCAGAACCGTAAATAAATACAGTACATTGAGTAGATACAGCAAATGCTTGACCTGCTGCCTCGTAGTAAGCAACTGTGAAAGTTGTTGCAGTAGGAACGTCAGTAACGATTGCTTTGTTGTAAACACCTGAAGCGTTATTTTGAATCATTACAGTTTGTCCAACACGAACTGCTACATAAGTAACACCTGAATCAGCTACTGTAAAAGTTGCTGTAGCAGAACCTGCCGCAGCTGCTGACGTACAGTTAGTGTACTTAATGTGAAGACGACCTTGTTCTGCCCATTTGATTTGGTCAGAGTTAGAAGGCATCTCTGCACCTACCATTCTCAAGAATGATGCGATGGTTCTATTACCATAACGCTCAAATTCTTTTTCATAAGTATCAGGAAGATACTGATTTAAGAAGTTGAAGTTGGTAATGTAGTTTGTCGATAATGCTACTTGCTCTGCAGAAGGTTGTAAAGCGTAAGTAGGATTTGATAATAATGCACTTGCCATTTTTTCTAAATTTTAAATTTTACATTTTTTTGATGCTTCGGATTTTTAGGCTCCTTCCCGAATCAGGATTTACAGCTTTTACCTGAATACCATCTGTAGGTTTTGTGACCTGAGGAACATTTTGGCTACTCATCTGAATATTTTTAATGTTTCTCATTGTTCCATCTACAGCATCTGCTTTCCCTTGTTCATAAAAGAACTTAGCAAATTTTTCAGGATTCATAGCTACAGCCAAAGCTCTATGATAACCTTCTGCGTCCTTAATTAAACCTTGCTCATCTAAAAACTTATTAATAAAGTTTGCAGGAGTAGATTGTAATTTTCTCAACTCATTTCGGTCTCCCGGATTGAAAGAAACTTTTTTGTCATCTAAGTTGAACTCAAAACCTTTGAATCCTTCTGAGAAAACTTCATCAGACTTTTGGTCGAACCACTGTCTTTTTCTTTCATTTTCCTCTTCGATAGTCTTTGCTTGACTAATATATTGCTTATAACTTTCATAAGCTTCTTTATCCTCATCAGGAATAGAACTTCCCCTTGACTCAAGAGGTATTCTGTATTTTTCTTTTTGAGAATTAAAAAACTTTTTAGCTTCAGCAACAGCCTTTTTTGTTTCTAATTTAATTTTCTTAATAGTAGATTCATCGTCAATGTCTTCATCATATCTATATTCGTCCATAAGAACATCAATATCATCTTCATCAAGACCTTCTTGCGTTGAACTCAAATACTCTCTCAATAGAGTCTCAGGGTCCATAGAATCCACATCTCTGTTTAGCTTAATAAAATCCTCAATACCTCTACCTGTTTCTTGTTTATACTTTAAGTAAGCAGAAACATCTTCAGGTAAATCAACTGATTCTTTTCTTTCGGCCATTAAGTCGTCAAATGACTTAATTTCTTTATTGTATTTCTTACCAAGAAATGAAAGAACTTTTTCTTCTGATAAATCCTCAAAACTATCATCAACTGCAGCCGGTGGCGTATCAGCCGGTGGCGTATCAGCC